AGCGATAAGTCTACCGCTTTATCCGGCAAGGATACTGCGGAGCAACATTCGGCATTTTGGAAATACACCTTAATTCCTATACTGCGGCAATTTGAACAGATACTTGAAACTCAATTTTTTATAAGACTTGGCATTAAAGAGCGCGGAGTGTTTGACCTGTGGGATATACCGGAACTAATGGAAAGCGAGGACGCGCAAAGTCGGCGCGATATTGCTGAAATTAATGCCGGATTGAAAACAATAAATGACGTGCTTAAAGAGCGCGGCAAAGAGCCTAAACCGTGGGGCGATGTCTGGTATCGCCCTAAAGGTATGATTGCAACTAACGGCAGCAAGGGCGGCGAGGGTGCATAATGCCGGGGGGGACGTTGGTGGTAAGCAGGGCTAAATTACTCGAAGCGCATCACAAAAAGCGGTTTGAGGAACTGGGTTTTAAGAATGTTACTGTTACCGCTAAAGAAAAAGACGGCTTGGATATGCTTATAAAAGAATTAAAACCAAAACTTGTAATAATGGGAGCGGGTTTTTACCAATCCGCTACTCCGTACATGGTGGGCGAAATTTTACGGAGGTTTAAGGGGCTTAATATGGCGGTTGTTTCGCTTTCCCTTGTTCCTTATCCGGCTGACTATGGTATGTCTTTTATTATTAACGGCGTTAAATCCTATATAAATCTTTTTGATGGTTTTGAACAATTTTACGAAGGGCTTGCCAGCGTGAGGGATGGGAAAAGTTTTATATCGGCATCTGTACAGGAGCGGATGGATATTAGAAATGAATTGCCACGTCCGTCAACTGAAATCACTGACAGGGAATTGGAAATATTGAAGTTTCTCCGCAATGGATATTTTGTTGATGAAATGGCGAAAGAATTGCCTATTAGTGTAAGGACAATAAATTTTCACAAAAAAGAAATGTATAGCAAGTTTAGCGTGAGGAATGAAAGGGAGTTAATCAGGGTTACGGATTATTTGAAGCTGGTTAAACAAGACGAGCTAAATTTCTATGGGCGTAATTTTGAATTAAGCCCAAAGCCGAGCAGGGGGAAAAAGAATAAGAGCAATATGCAATTAAGAATGAGCAATTAACAATTAGCAATGAGCAATGAGCAAAGGAAGAAATTAAGAGGAGAGGAAAAGATGATTATTAGAACTAAATCGGGGGAATTTCAATCGGCTAATTCATGTATTCTACTTGATTTTTTGGGCGTGAAGAAAGAAGCGGCGGGGGTTCAGCGGGTTGCGGGTGATGTGGTTTTGATTGCGTCTGTGCCATTTCACCTAACAGCGGAAAATGAAACTGAAAAGGGGTATCCGTGGACGCTTTCTACTTTTGACCTTGACCGTTTCGGCGAAAGGGTTGATCCGGCGGGATGGGATTTCAAGCGGTATTTGAATAATCCCATTGTCGAGTGGGCTCATCGCTACGACATTCCAGCTATTGGTAAAATTGAGGGGCTGATAGCTGATGATAAGGGCTTGCATGGTTCTGTAATCTTCAACGATAAGGAATATGACGCTTTCGGATGGGGTATCGGGCAGCGCGTCAAGGCTGGTGTTATCCGCGCTGGTTCGGTGGGGTTCAGGGTTATGGAAATTGAAATACCGTCAAAGGAAGATAGTAAGGATGGTACTTCCCTCATTTTCCGTAAACAGGAACTTTTAGAATTTTCGATTTGCAATGTTCCGGCTAATCCGTATGCGCTGGCGAAAACAATGAGCAATGAGCAATTAGTAATGAGCAATGAAGGCGGCTCTATTGCTGTCCCATTTTGGGGCGGCTTAATTCATTTTTGAGAGGTAGAACTATGGGTAATGAAGAACTTGTGGCTATAAAAAAACAATTAGCCACAATGAAAAAAATCGAGTTGACGGGGTTTACTAACACCGAAACGGCAACGGCGTATTTTCAGGAAAAAGAGGCTATCTTGGAGGGGATAGTCAAGACATTTGAAACTATCACCGTACAGGAGACCGGGGAAGTGGAAGCCCTGAAAAACACCGTCAAGGCTCTGCGGGATGAAATTAAGGGGCAAGCGTCAAGCCCCAGAGAGCTTTCAAGGCGGGAACTGCTGTACAATCTCGGTAAAGGGATTGCTGCGGCGTGGTCGGGTAATCATAAAACGCTTGCGGAATTGGCTTTTACGCCTAACTATAAATCCGAAAACTGGACGAACCCCAAAGAGGTATCATGGGGGGAAAAAGGCTGGACGGTTTCAAAGGCTGCTCTCGGCGATCCGATGGGGAATATGTCGCCTAACAATGAACAGTTTCTTATCAATCCGATTTATGAAACGGAGATTATGTCGGACGTTGCGAAAAAATCTGTAATGATGTCGCTTGTCAGGCATCGCCCTATGTCGGGTCCCTCTATCTTCCTTCCTACCAGAGACAGGGGCGGGGTGCAGCTTAATTGGCTCACCGCATACGGTCAAAAAATCGAGGGCAGCAAGCCGAAGGGCGCGGAGCGCGTAGAGCTTAAAGCCTATACGTTAGCGGGTTTTATACCGTGGTTTGACGAATTTGAAGAAGACGCATTTGTCGGTTTGGGGGCTATGTTCGTTGACGAATTCACAGAAACCTATGGGCAAGAATTTGACCGTCAATGCCTGACAGCCGATAACGACCCATTTACCGGGGCGATGGCGTGTTCCGATATAACAGAGGTTACTATCAAAGGGAATACAATCAATGATTTGACGTGGAAAGATTTCCGTGATGCGACGTACAAAGTTCCGGCGGAAGAAAGGAAAGATTGTTCATGGTTTATCAATGAGACAATACTCAATCATATCGCCAATATTGAAGATACCACAGGCCGCCCGATTTGGCGGCGTCCGACCGAAGCCATGCCGGGGCGTTTAGACCTGTATCCCTACCATGAAGTATCAATCCTTCCCCAAATTGCCGACATTGAGGCTGGCGAAATATTTGCAATTTTTATGAACCCTAAAAGAATTCAGCATGGCAACAGGCGGGGCATTGAGTTGAAAAAATTTGACGGTACGACAGAGAGCCTCGAATATGGGGAATTATTTCTCCGTTTCCGCAAGCGTGATGGTTTTCTCGTAACCAGACCGAAAGGGAACATGGTCGTATTGAAAACAAAGAGCAATTTGCCATAAGCAATGAGCAATGAGCAATGAGCAATTAACAATTAACAATGAAAGAGGCGGTATTAATATTGCTCATTGCTACCTGCTAATTGATATTTGATAAATACGGCGGTATTGTCGGCGATCCGCTTACTGCTGTCAGGGTAGGGTTACTTATTTTGATTTTGCCGTCCGAATAAAAAATAGCTCTCATTGCCTTGCCAAACAATGGGAGGGCGTTTCTTGTCTTGCTGTCCGGCGGGTTTCTCCTTGACCGCCGGGCAGCTTTTTCTTTTATAAATAAATGTCGATAGCGTTTTCAGTAAGTCTGCTGTCATTGCTCTGCGGTGGAGGCAGCTTGTCTATCCGCTCGATTTCTTCACGGAATATCCGGGCATCATCGCCTTGTAAATAAATGTGATATTTGTAGTCATTAGTAAATAATAAATAATTTCCAGTTCCTACTTCATAGGAGAAACTGAATTTTTTTCCTTGAAAAACTGGTAAAAACATATACTACTCCTTCAATGGAAAATTACCCCGGCATACGCCGGGGCGGATTGTTATGCGGCTAATTTTTCCCAATAGAGTGGATTTTCTTCCAAATACCGAAACCATGTTTTTGAGATTTCTTCCAATGTGTACCAAGAAAAAGCATTATAAAGGTCTACTAATTCGGAGTACGCTTGAGTATCATCCCATAAAGCCTTTTCTATATCTAAAGCCCAGGGCGTTTTCTTGTTTTTGAAAAATTTTAGATTTTGAACCATAGAAATTAAATCAATAACCCATCCGGCGGTGTCTAGTTGTAAATGTATAACGATTTCCCTACGGTTTTTTTTGAAAAACCTATATAATTCAGTAGCATATTGAAATCCAGTAAAGCCGCTATTTGCCCCATAATTTACACAGTCTACAAAAATTTTTGAAATTTGCTTTAATTGATACTTTGTGCTATTTTGCGGGTTATAGCCAAGAGCGACTATTACATCATTTATTAAGTTTTCCGAAAAACCAGAATTCATTTTTATATAACGCCGTAAACCTTGAATTGAAGAAATACACATTTTAGACCTCCGAAAATAAATCTTTTTGACCGCCGTCTAAAACTGGCGGCGGGGCGGGGCTGTGTGGATAAACCCCATGTAAAAAGGCAATGTAAGAATGAGCATTTTTTAATGTGGGGAATATGCGGGAAATGGTATTATTAAAATTTTCTATTGGGCAAAAAGGCAAAGAAGAACAGGCGGAAAGGGTACTATAAATTGACGTGCCGACTAACTGCGGTTTACCCTTTATTAAAATAAAATCCGCATAAACTTGAAAATGAAGCGACATAGAAAAACCTAAAATAAAACAGGCTTAAAAAATGTTTATAAAACTGTGCCTACTATAGCCCCGGCGATACTGCCAAGCGCGGCAAGGTATAAATGCCTTGCTGATTTTGTTAATACCATTATACAAAAAATTGATTTTTTTGTCAAGAAAAAAATAAAAAAGTTTTAATTTTTTTACAATTTTGAAAAATAAAACCCAAAAAAACCACTACTGATGGGTAAATACGGCAAGCGCGGAGGTACTGCGGCGAAACCAGCTACAAGAAGGCTGATACTTGCAAGGATTACAAAAAGCTTATTTTTCCACACGAGGGCGAAGTGGGGGCTTCTTATATAGCCCCCCGAGCCCACTTATGGGAAAATTGTTTACTACTTGCTAATAATGAGACAGAAGAGCGCGGTATTACTGAATGAGCGGATAAATGGCGATGTATGCAAATAAGAATAAACGCCCTGCGCCCCACTATGGAAAGTTGGCATGATTTTTGCTTTTTTTTATTATGCCATATTTGTAGATAGAAGATAGCAGGTGGCAGAATTATGACAGGTGGCAGAGTTATGACAATTAGCAAAGTTATGATTATATACCCTTATTTTGCTTTTTACTCTTTTTTTTTGCCTCTTCCTTGACTGATTATGAAAATTCGCAAATTTGCCCAAGAAACAAAGTGAGCTTTCAAGAAAAAAAAAGAAAAGAAAAATTAGAATTAACAAAAAACGGTTAACATATTGTGAAGACTTATTCCCAAGTTAAAAATGAAGCGCACCGCCGCTACTAACGACTAATGCGGCAGTTTACGATAATCCGCGGCGGGTCATCGACAGTAAACAACTAAACAAGCGAGGCAAGAAAGTGGCGGGCAGTTTTCATAATACGCACATGTATTCCCCTTTCACCGCCTTGACTGATTTTCTAAACAAAATAAATCATGACGAAAGTAAGATGGACTTGCTG